CCCGAGGATATCCTCGAGCATGATCCGCGCGATCCTCGGTGTCATGCCTCCGGTTTTCTCGGCGCCTCCGAGGATCTTCACGAGCTCGGTGTTGTCGGTCGTGTTTGGTGAGTTGCTTTTGAACTAGTACAACGCGATCCCCATTGCCGGAAAAATTCGCAAGTTGATAAAGTCGTCGACGTCGTCTCGCTCCGGCGCGAAAATCTGTTCGTCGGCCATGCGACGCGACGCCTCGACCGTTGCTCTCGTGTATTCGTCGGTCCGGCCGACGAGGAGAGGAGGCAACCGGAACGCGCGCCGGATCTTGTCTTGGTTGTTTTTCGAGTAGTTTTGAAATAGAGCATCCTTGTGCTGTTCCGAGGTGAGAGGCTTGACGTCGATCTTGACTTGCCCGGAATCCTCTCCCTCGACCTCCGGCGACTCGGCCTCGACGATAATGAACTTTGAAAAATTGTCTTGCCCCTGGATCTGCGCCTCGGTGAAATCCTTGATCCTGTCGATCGACCCTTGAGTGAGTTGTCCGTTGCTCACAAGGAGAAACATTGACGGGATGTTGTTGTTTGAAAACGTAATATAGTTGATCTCCTCGGACGCACGATCGCCGAAGATCGAAAGCAGGTTGCCGACGTACCGGGGGATCCCATACGGCGAACGCGACGAGTAGAGCTTGAGGTGCACGATCTCGTTTGCGCGTTTCTCGACCGGAATCTTTTTCTTTTCGGATTCCATTTCGCCGGTGTCGCAATCATAGTGCCTCGGGTCTCCGAATTCCTTGAACCAACGGACTGCAAGACCACCGGCAAAAGAAAGATCGCGCCGGTGCAATATCCGGCCTTGTACGAAACGGCGAAAGCGACGACTCGCCTTGATCGTCTCAATTGCGATCGAACCGTCTTTTTGGATCTGCAACATTGGCACGTCGTACAGATCGAAATCGGGCTCGAGCTTCGCGAGTCGCATTTGATACGACGGCACGTGCGAGAATGCTTGGATCTTGCCGGCGACGTTTCGGATCACCTCAAAATAAGCGTTCCCCGTGTGCTCGAGATCGACGCGGAGCTTGCGTCGAAACTTGGTAAAGGAATCAGGGAACGCGGCATACGCAAAAAAGTTGTCGAGCTGGATCCTCTCGGCCTTGACTTGCCCGACGATCTTTTTCTCGTCGTCGGTGAGGTCGGGCTTTTCGATATTGACCCGCGGGATCAACCGATGCCCGAATGCTTCAATGTTGGTTTCCATTGCCGCGATACATTGCCCGAGCTCGGTTGAGTGTTCCGATAACATGGCAAGGGTGAGCATCTCGAAAGGAGGCTCGATCACTTCGCCCGTCTCGATCAGATTCTCGAGAGGATCCTCGGGCAGTTGTTTCGACTTTCCTTTCGCGGTCTCGGTGATCGACTCTTGCTTGCGAATCGGAAAGACGAGAGCTCGGACGTTGCGCCTTGCGCTCCGGCCGGAGAATTCCTTTTGTGTTTTTTTCGCGGCGTCGGTCATTGTTTCCTCCTAAAGGAGACCGGGCTCCTCCGACCGGCCGGCTCTCCTTTTTTTTCTCTTGCGACTCGTGCGATATGCGAGATCGAATGCGTCGAGCCCGTCGCGGAGTTTGTACCCCGGGAAAAGCACGAACTGATCGATCAACGGCGCCATGTTGCGCCGGAAAAAAACCCGCTTGCCCTCGAATAGAGGTTGCAACTTGAGCGCGCGGGTCATTTTGTCCTTGTCGGTATAGATCGGGATAAATCGAAGGTTGCGATCCTCGTGCTTGACTTGCTGGTAGAACGCTTTTTGGTACGCATTCGACTCGACACCCGATCGGATCGGGTCGTGCGTATCATACAACTCAAGCGCCTTTTTCGTCTGCTTTGGAAACGAAAGGTAACCGAGGAAATAATCGAGCACGTAAATGTTGTCGGAGATATCCAACCCGATCATGACCGTCGCGAATTGCGCGTTGTCCCGGGTCTCCTTTTCACTCACGGCGAGGTCGGTGCCCTGATAAATGCGAAGCGATCGCGGTATGTCGGCGTCGTCAATGATCTGGCAATCGTCGTATTGGAACACCGCGCCTTTCATTGCCTCGGTGTCGCATTGATATTGCGCGTTGAAAATGATCGTGCCCGACTTTTCTTTCTTGCTCTCAAACCATGCCGGCGTGTGTTTCTCCGGCCAAGGGGATCGCCCCTCCTCGTCGAGCGCCGGAATGATCTGGTGATGCTCCTTGAGCTCGTTGAGGATCAAGTGACCGTATAGGTCGTCGTAGTGATACCGCGTTCCGAGTCGGTGGTATTCTCCGCGGTGCTCGACCTCCGAGTCGGGAGGCTCGAGACACGGCTCGAGGGTTTGGTAGTACCACGTCCGCACTTTCTCGCGCATGTAGCGCGTCCGGCTGTTCTCCTCGTCGATCAAGTCGTCTGCAATGATCACGTCGACGTGTCGCGAGACGATCGTCGCGTCACAACCACAACACGCGATCGACGGCTCCTTGTATGGCTTGGTCCGCGGGAGCACCTCGATCTCGAATTCGTCCCACTTCGAGACGCGCCGCGGATCGTAATACTCGCCGAAAATATCCGCGAGTCGTTGGTTGCCCTCAAAGTGATTCTTGATCTCCTTGAGAAACGATTTCGCGTTGCTCGTTGTCTTGCTCGCGAGGAGGATCCGCAAGTCGGGATTCTTGAGGAGGAGGTGAATCGCTTTGACCACGGTACAGATCGTCGACTTGCCGGCGCCGCGGTAGACAAGTTGCAGATTGTCGGGGTGTGCGAATTGATAGATCAACATTGCAAGGTGAAACGGTTGCACTTCATACCCGAGGATCATGACCGCAAGGATATCGATCCGGTTGCGTTCGATCACCGCACGCCGGATCAACTCGTTGCTCATGCCTCTATAATGAGAATAGAGATCCTCGAGTTGCGCGCGTGTCGCGTCTGCTAGAGCTCGAGGGTTGCCCTCGAGCAACGGTACAACCGATCCACCCATACACGCCGCCTTTTATCGCACGTGCTCGTCGAAACCTGCGACCGAGATCGTCGTTTTCTCTCCGGCACCGCCGTTGCCGCTCGTGACCTTGACCAACATGATCCGACCGAGACACTCGACCACCGCTTGCCAGCCAACATTTGCCGCTTTCGCGGCAAAGTCGATCGAGGTGTGTTCCGCGAGAAACTTTCCGACCGATGCCGACCAAAAATGAACGCTCACGGCCGGCGTCGCACCGCCCTCGGGTTTCACGTCGATCAATGCAAAACGATTGCCTTGCATGTTGATCCCGGATCCCCTTGTCGTCACGTCGGCCGGGTCGTTGGCCTCCTCGAGAAACCTATGGTGCACAAATTCCGGCGCCTGTTTCGGCGAGCTCTGATTGACTAAACTCATGATCCTCTCCTCAGTCGTGACCGTCGAAACCGGCAACTAAGATCCGGCATTTCTTGCCGGCCGGAATCGCATCGTAGTTGCCGCCCGTGATCTTGACCAACATGATCCGGCCGAGACACTCGACAGTCGTTGCCCACGGCACGTCGACGCCCTTTGCTGCGAAGTCGAGCGCGGTGTGCTCCTGAACAAATTTCCCGAATGCCTCCGACCAAAAGTGCACGCTCACGGCCGGATTTGATCCGCCGTCCGGGTGCACCTGGATCGCGGCGTACCGTTTCCCGGCCATGTTGATCCCGGTTGCCTTGTCGGTCACGTTGAGAGGATCGTTTGCATTGTCGAGGAATCTGTGCGTCACGAATTCGGGTGCCCGTTTTGGCGCGCTTTGGATTTCTTCTGCGGGCATTGCGTTCTCCTTTGTGGGAAAAGAGGAGACCGACCTCCGGCCGTCGCGAAATTCTCCCCGGGGGGGAAAGGGAGGTCAATCGATCGGAACCTTCGGTCGGTCTCCTCAACCTTGCGGGCCGACGATCTAGTCGATCGCGACGTACCGCACGAGCTCACCGCTCACGTTGAGGTCGGAATCCGACCCGAGCGTGAATCCGTCGGACAACGGGGTGATCCCGTCGGAGGTCACGAGCGAAATGTCGGTCGTGCCCGCGCCGGACGTGACAACCTTCCGCATGGAATCGTCGGCCATGCCTTCGATCCATTCGGCGTCGGCGTCACCGTCGACGTTGAGGATTCGGACATACGACGGCCGGAACCCAACGGTCCGCACGTTGAGATCCGATCCTGTCCCGTAAAAGGAACCTGTCACTTTGCGAGAAACTCCTGAGCCCATCCTACACCTCCTTTTTCGGTGTATCGCCCCTTGACGGCGTCGACACTAGGCCACATGCCGGGCCTGTCCCGGTTTCGGAACTGGGGGCTTGGTTGATTAGTTGACCGTGGATCTTTTTGACACAACGAGGACAGAGTCGGAGAGCTTGCAAGGGGAACACAACGGCGAGCTCGAGATCGTCGCCGCATGTACTGCATTGCATTCGCCAACGCTTGCCCTCCTCCTCGGGCGGGAGTTTCCAGATCGTCCACGTTGCAAAATGAACTTCCGGTTTGCCCTCCTCGGTCATGCACGATCCTCCGGCGCCGAATGATCCCTGTTACCACATGAAAAACCTACTTGTCCAGATCCTTGATCAAGTCCTCGACGAGAGCATACGGGATCGCCGTGCCCCCCTCCTGATCCTCGTGCCGGATCCGGCCGTCCTCGATCGCGAGCTTGAGGTTTACCAGCCGGCGCCGAACGTCGTTTTCATACGGCCACATCCGGTAATAATCCCACCCGGTAAACTTCGGAATGATCCAATCGAACGACGACTCGCGGATCGATCCATGCCTCCAAAAGTTGACCGCGAGATTCATTGCATACCCGCGGAGCTCGAGCTTTGTGCGGAGCGGCGCCGGGAGCGGCGCGACCGAGACGAGCGTTCCGATCCCGAGCACGGCAACCACGACCCACTTGATCCACGCGACCGGGCCCGGCGTCGGCGCAACGAGTGCAACGACAAGGAGCACGAGAAAAACAAGCGCGAGGATCTGAGGGAAAAGATATCCGAGCGTGAATCGAAACCAACCTTTTGATTTTCGATCCCATAGGTGCACAAATTCGTGCATTAGGATCTTGAAAGCGCGCGTCGTATTTCCCGAGACGAATTCCCTCGAGGGAAAATAGACTCTCGGGTATCGCGTTGTTGTGTACTTTTTGAGATAGTCGCGATTGAAGATCCAGACAAGCACCGCGAGCACCTTGCTCGACCACGACTCGTTTTTGTACCTGATCTCGAAATCCGGGATCGTCTGTTTGACCAACTGCACCCCGGCGTCGAAAAGATTTGCTTTCGCCATTGTCACACCTCCCGCAAGTGAGGTTGCACCTTGAAAGTCTGCACGGTGCGTTCGACTGATCTTGTTTCCGCGATCGGTGTTGCGACAACGGCATGAGGGGGGTTGACGTCAACCACCTCGCAATGCGAGGCGTGCCCACTCACTGAAAATCCGTAGTACGGGCACTCGTTGACAAAAGGACATTCTCGATCGCAGATCAGTTTGTCTCCCATCCTGATCATGGTTTCGGTTTCTCCTCAACCAAAGACCAAGAAACAACCAGACCCACCCGTCGATCGATGTTGTCGAGTAACCTCCCCGAGGAGTGCGTCGCACTCCGCGTTCGCCCCATGCGAGCGGCCCGAGTTGAAACTTGAAATCCTTGGTCATGCGATCCTCCAAACTGAAAACGGCCGGCGCGCGGCCGGCCGAGGATCTGGTTTTGGAACACTACCCGGGATCGGTTGCCTCCTCGTCGGAATTTCTCTCTTGATCCTGGATCCACTTGAGCACGTCGCGGGCAGTCGCGACCATGAGGTCGCGATTTTTTTGCGGCACCTTTGCCCACGGCACCGAGCTCGCCTTGCGCGTCGAATACTCGAAAAAGGGAGCAAGTCGCTCATAGGTTTCGTGGAACGCTTGCGCGAGCGCCTCGGGTGTTATGCAACCGGGCGCCGACGTCTCGGCTTTCCAGAATGGAGGATTGTTGATCTCGGCGAGTGCTTGCTTGTAGTCACCGCAAAAACGGACGGCGCGATCGTCGACGTATGCGATCGCCGGCACCTTGCGATCGGTGACCTCGTCGACATACTCGGCGAGACCATGTGAGCGCAACCATGCGTCGACACCCGCGGGATCTTTCGTCGAGAGGATCACAACTCGAAACCCTCGGGTGTTGAGCTCCTCGAGGAACTCATAAGCGCCCGGCCGCGGGGGATCCCAATGCTCGGAACCCTGCCAACCCTTGTAAGTGTCAAGCACCCCGTTGAGGTCGACACAAACCGTCAATCGTTTTTCGGACATTCGCTCTCACTCCTTGACCACCTTTCGGCCGCGGTGCACCTTGTTGGCTTTCGCCTTATTCGTGCGCGGTTTCTCTCCGGGTGGTAGCAACGGAGCGGAGCGGTGAAGTGTTCCGGGATCGATATCGATCAAGTTTGCGTCACCGATCGATTGCATAAGCTCCTCGAGCTTGAGGAGCTCATGCGCGATCGTCGCTCGCAATTCCTCGTCGCCAAGTTTGGCAACGACAACCCCGACCGCGAGCTCGCGTCGCTCCGCTTTCCTTTCGATCAGACCAAAGTCTTGCCCGACCTTGATCACCTTGTCGTAAATATCGGAACGCGCTTTCACGGCCGAGACGAGCGCGGTGTAGTGTTTTTTGCTGTCGAACTTTTTGCTCATTTCGGTGAGGTCGCGAATGCAACCGGCTTGCTGAATCACATATTGAGCGTATATCTCCTCGGTGCGTCGACCGCGGAGATTGTCGGCCTCGAGAGCAAGTGCCTCGTTTTTGATCTGGTAGTATACCTCGGCCTCGAGGGAGAGCTCGCCCATGATCTCCGAGTCGGTCTTGCCCTCCTCGATCTTCGATAGGACATTCGCGACCCGGCCGGCGTGCTCGAGTTTTTCTATGTCAAGACGATCTGTCAATCGTCGGCGCCCTCCGATTGGTTGCATGGTAGCAGGGCAAAAACCGGCCCGTCAAGACCTTCAAGAGACACCGTCTCTCGACCGGTGTCATTCACGACACCGGTGAGAGACGATTGCAGAGCGTGAGGGTGTGCCGACCGGGTCGGTCTAGGGGTTGGCCTCGGCCTCGGGCGCCGGCGAGCTCTCCGGGGATTTCTCGGCCCCGGGTGCCGGCTCGAGATCGGCGAGACCCTCGCGCAACCACGCGGCCGGGATGCCGGCGAGCGACGCGAGCACTTGCAGGTTTTGCGTTTGCGGTTGGGCGCCTCGGCGCCAACGGCCGAGCACGTTGCGCGAGACACCGCACGCCTCGCACACCTTGCGATCCGATCCGAGTCGGTCGACCGCCAGCATGATCGCGAGCTCAACCGACGAACGCCGGCGACTCTTGCTCATGCCCTTGCCAAAGTAAAAGATCAACTGTCCTTTCGGCATGACTCTCTCCTTTCAAGGCAACAACGCCTCGAGTTTGGGTTTCAGGTTTTTCATGTAGCGCGCGAGCGCCTTTCCTTTCGATCCGAATTCATCCCGCCATGTCTCGGCGAGGAAATCACCGATCTCGATCAGATATTGCAACGAGGTGAGGTCGAGAGTCACGCGATACCGCGGCCGCTTGCCCTCGATCCTCTCCGCGGCCTCCCACACTTTCGCGAGTGCCTGTTGCCCGGCCGGCGAGTAGGAGCGCACCGAGTCAACCTCGAGCGCCTCGACGTGCAAGTAGAACTCCTCGGTCATTGTGATCACGGCGCGATAAACCGAATCGTCCGGCCGGCCGAGCTTGCCGAGGAATTCCCCGATCCTCATTGCCGCGGTCAAGACCGACGGCGAGAGCTTCGCACGTCTCCGGTTGTTGCGTGCGCTCGCCTCGAGTTGCGCGCACGGCTTGCAGAGCTTGAGCTTTGAAACGTGCCGCGCGTCTTTTACGACCCACGGTTTCCACGCGCCGCGGCCGTAGTGTTTCCCGACGGTGTATGCGCGCGAGAGACCGACGCCGTACACAAGGATCACTCGGTCGCACTTTGGGCATTTCATGATTCCCTCCTCCGGCCCGGCACGAAATCACGCGGGTCTCGGTTATCGTTGAGGCACGCCGGACAGATCCAGACGATCCCATTCCGGCGCGTCTCGAGTTTCCAGCCGGCCGGCGTATAGAGGATCTTGCCGCCCGGGTTGAGACGCGCGATCCCGCGCATCGGGCATTTCAGGCATTCGATCGGAAAGTCGGTCACGACGATCCCCTTTCGAGCATGGCCTCGGCAGTCGCGAGGAGCTCCTCGAATTTCTCGACCCCGTACCGGCCCGACTTCTCGGTCACGTACACGGGCGCCGCGACGAGATACTCCTCGATCCGGGGGAATCCCTCGCCGGTGTCTCGCACCCGGGCCCGGCGCCCGCCGATCCTGCCCTCGGCCTCGGCGCGTGTCATGTCGCCGGCCCGGCCGTCGTCGCCGTTATTGCGGACGATCGATCGCTCGGTGCGGCCGCGCTTGCTCGGGTCTGCTTTCCTGGGAAGCATGACCCGGCGCATCCGATACACGGTCCACTTGAGCGCGTTGAGGCGCGCCTCGAAAAGCTCGAGCGCCTCGGCGTTGCCCGACTTCTCGATCACCGACCGGAGCGACTTCGATTTGAAAAGCATCATTCGGGGATTGAAGCGGAGCGCGACCTCCTCGATCTCGAGCGCGGCCGCGGCGCCCTCGGGCTCCTCGACGTACCGGCCGACGGCCTCGCCGCAACCTCGAGAGAACGGACAAAAGGAGCACGCCGACTTGCGCCACTCGACGCCGGTCACCTCTCGGATGTAGTCGACGCACTTTGCGCGAGACCAACCCCACTCGATCAAGGGATACCAGCCGATCCGGCCGGGAGTGTCGCCGCCGTAAAACTGATCCTTGTCACGGCGCCGGGTCTCCTCGGAGTTGAAACCGATCACGTGCCGGAACTCTCGACCCTCGAGCTCGTCGCCGATCCACTTGTCGAGCACCCAACCCTTGTATTTGATCGAGCACTTTCTCACGCCGCCCGAGGTCGGGATCGTCGCGGCCGCGCGGAGCTCGTCGCTCAACTTGTAGACACCGTCGATATGGATCCCGGCCGGCTCGCGCGAGTCCTCGAGCACGTCGATCCCCTCGGCCTCGAGCAGACCGGAGCGTGCAACTTGCACGAACCGCACGCCGGCCTCGCGGAGTCTCGGGAGGATGTGCTCGCGGCACAAGTCCGCGGTCGAGTCGAATTCGTCGCCGACCTGTGCGGTGATCACGATCAGATCCTCGAGCTCGAAATCGCGCGAGGTCGGATCCTCCAACCACCGGAGGAGGAGCGCCGTCGAGTCGACGCCCATTCCGTAAGAGAGGATCACGCGGTTGTCGGTGTGCTCCCGGATCCAACACGTATCACAGATCCCGTGAGAGACCGCGGCGTCGGCCGGGTCGCCCTTGATCGTCTCGTTGCAATGTTGGCACTTGGTCTGCATGACCGCCTCCTACCGATCCCCGAGGTCGAGCACGACCGCGGAGAGGTTGTCGCAGTACACGCCGGAGACGCTCGCCTCGACCTTGCTCTCGAAAGTCTTGCGGTCGATCACGATCCGCTCGACCGAGTAGGTGTCCTCGGGATCCAGGGTGATCGCGACCTTGACGATCCGGCGAGCGGTGCGCCGGCCGACCTCGAACATGAGGTAGGTCGGAGCGGAGACGGCGTTGCGAGCGCCGCATGACATCTTGACGCCGATCGAAATCTGCGACCAAGCGGTCGCTGCACACATGGCAACCTTGCTCGTTTCCAGTTTCGCCTTGCTCATGATCCGCTCCTTTCGCGATACGCGGCGATCCGCGCGTCGAGCTTCGCCTTGAAAGCCTTGCGAGCCTCGCACTCGGAGGAGCGCCGGCCCATTTCGATCAGGAGGTCTTGACCTGTGAGGTTGCTCACGTCGGCGTTGAGATCCACCGTCCCGGCCTTGTGTCCCTTGCTCATTGTCTCCTCCTTGGTTTGCGTCACGTCGGTCATGTCCTCTATAGTGTGCAAACGGTGTGCCAAAGCACACCGGCTGTAAGTGTGCGTTTTCACATTGCCCGGTTGCGTCAAAAGGGCGAAAAATCCCCGCAATACTTGCGACCATGCACTTTTTGCCATGCAATTTTGCGAAATTGCGCGTTTTCGGGGGTTTGCGAGGGAAGTTTTTGGTGTGAGATTGCACATTTTGCGACCCCTCCCTCAACTCTCCGTTTTCTTTGGGAAAGCGGCCTTGATTGCGCGCCGCTTGCGCTCGGGGGTTGTCGCCCGCCAGTGTACCGCCTGCCATGCCCGATCCAGCGCGGCCGAGACCTCGGGCAACTCCCACCGGGCCAACCCCTCGCCGTTGACGTCGTCGGCGAGAAACCCGGCCGGGTCTCTCAACCACCGGCGCCGCTCCTCGTCGGTGAGCGCGAGCTCGTCGGCGACCTGTTGCGCGAGTTTCGGGGTGATCCAGCCGGACGGGTCGGCGATTTCGTCGGTGTAGTCTCCGGCCGTGCCCATTGCCCCGGCCGGCGCGCCCTCGGCGAAAGCGTACCCGAGGAGATCATCGGCGACGACGTCGAGCGCGCGGGTGAGCTTGCGCGGGTTGCGGCCGCGACCGACGTTCGCCCGGATCAGGTTTGAGTCGAGCGAGACCTCGACCCCGGAACACTCGAGCGCCTCGACGAGCGCCGGCGCCCGGCGATTTGCGGCGCCGAGTCCGAGGAGGTGCACGGCGCCCGGCCGGCACCGGCGCGCGAAGTCGAGCACGGCCTCGTCGGAGGTTGCGTTTTTCTTCATTGGGAGCGCCGGCACAAGCGAGTCGACGGGAGCGAGCTCGAGCTCGAGCACCCGGCGCCAAAAGTCGGCCTTGTCCTCGCCTTGCAGAGCGACGAGCACCCGGGCGCCGAGCGCGGCGATCCGGGCGATCTCCTCGCGGTAGGTCTCGAGCCTCTCGAGCGTCTCCTCGGGGAATCCGACCATGTCCGGCGCGACGACATACAACGACGGCCCGAGCGCGGCCGCGAGGGTCTCATACAATGCGAGACGCTCGCGCCAGTCGGCCGGGGAGATCGGCTTGACCACCCGGGGCCCGGCCGGACCGAAAGCGACCTCGGAAAAAGCGCCGGAGTCGACGAAAACCGGGATCCCTGTCCCGGCGAGCGCGAGCAATTCCTCGAGCGCGGACGTCGACCCGAGGATCTCGTCGGCGACCACACCGATCGGGTGATCGACCTCGGAGAATCCCCGGATCTCGCCGGGCCGATTGGATCCGCTCGCGAAGTAGATCACGACTCGAGCTCCTCGGCGAGGAGGTCGTTGACCTTGCGGGCCTCGCGGTGAGCGTTGACCTCCTCGAGGATCGCGACGGCGATCGCGGCCGCGGTGTCGATCTCGAAATCGATCGCGCCGGCGAGCGCGTTGACCGCCTTGACCTGATCCTCGGTGAGGTCGGCCGGCAACCACCGGGGGGAACTCATGACTCCCTCCGGCCAGAAAGGATCGCGAGCGCCCGGAGCGCGGCCTTGCAGACCGCCGCGGTTGCCTGGGAGTCGCCGCGGAGCGGGGAGTCAAACTCGATCCAAGTCTCGAGCGCGCCGGTCCGGGTGTCGTACCCGCCGACAACGGCCTCGACCCACCGGTCGGAGACCGCCTCGACGATCCGCACGTCGCGAGCCTTGCGCCGGAGCTTGTTTCCGCTCCGACTGTATTTCTCGAAGTCGACCCGGAAAACCCGGCCGTTGAGCGCCGCGGTTGCCTCGGGCAAGAATCTCGACACGTGCGTCGAGGGTGCGTCGACCTGCGGGATTTCGTTGGTATTCATTGGTTTCTCCTCGTTTTCCAGGGGTTTAGACCTTGCGAGCGGCGTCAAAAGCGGTCTCGGCGATCACCTTGACGGCGCCGGTCAAGTCCTCGCAATCAAAGGCGAAATCGTTGACAGTCTTGAGCATACGGGGGATCAGGCCGCGACCCTTGCCAGTCTCGACCGACTTGAGGATGCACTTTGCGGCGACGACGAAAGCCCGGAGGTCTTTGTTCTGAAAGGGGTTTTCCTTGACGATTGCGTCGGCGAAAGCGATTGCATTCTCGAAAGTCATTGTTTCCTCCTCAGTTAGACGTTGACCCGGCGACCGGGCGGTTGTTTTCGACTTTGATTTCGCGGGGTTTCGCGACATTGCCGTTGACCGCGACCAACAAGGCGACCGCCGCGACCAACCGCTTGATTTTGTTTGTCTTGCGCGTGCTCATGTCTTTTATAGTGTGCAAACCGCGTGCCAAACTTGAAACGCTTAGTTTTCAAGGGAGTGTGAGTTGACACACCGCGAAAACGGTGTGCAATAAGTACATTTTGCACGGTGTGAGCTTGCACATTTTGCGAGATCCGGCCGATAGGGCAAAACCCGTGCCAACCCGGCGACCTCGACGCGCGCGACGGCTTGCGCCCTGCAAACCCTCCTGATTGTGGGAACTTGCGCCGGGGAACGCGGGATAAACCCTCGTTTTTGCTCATAACTGCCCGGGAAATTGCACATTTTCGGGCCCCGTGATCCAGCTCACGGAACACTCGAATAGGAATAACATTCGGAATGATTGATAAATCGCCGTAATTTCTGTCGATTTCCGCCATTCATGGGCTTGACACGACATTCGATCGGGTGTAAATTGTCGATATCTCGCCCGGGAGGCGCCGGCGTGAGGTGAGCGGCCGCGGGGTTATCCTCCGATCCCGCGGGAATTCCCGTCTCGAGCTCGAATCTCCGGTCTCCGGCGCCTTTTCGACCTCGAGACCTGTTGACCTCCGAGGAGCGTTGCGCGGCCTCCCGGGCAGTTTTCACCGTCGAGCCCTCTATTGAGAAACGGCCCCGGATCGGCCCGGATGTTGCGTTTTTTCTCGCCTGACTTTCAGATTTCCGGCCGTCGTGCGTCTTGCAGGTATGAGCCCGACGCCTCGCGCCCGCGATCCACCATGACCCGGCCGGCGACTGTCCGGCCGGGCCCCGAGGCACCCGTGCCCCGGGGGGTGAGCGCCGGCGACCACCGAAACAGGATCCTGATCACCGGGTGAGCACCGGCGACCCGGGAGGCACCGGCGACCACCGGCGACCACCGGGGGATCCAGCCGGGCCCCGGGGGTTGACAGCCGGGCGCCGGCCCTGCTATCTTGACCGCTCATGGCCCCGTCGGGCAAGCTCGGTCAACCTCCTCCCCGGAGGCGCCGGGATCCTCGAGCGCGGGCCACTTTTGATCCAGCCGGGCGCCGGCCTCACCGGAGAGATCCTCTCCCGACGGGATCCCGATCCTTCGGCGACGGGATCCGCGGCCGAGCTCGAGCTCCCGAGCGTGAACAGGAACGCCGATCCGTGAACGTGCGGCCGGATCCTGTGAACGTGCGGCCGGATCCTGTGAACGGCCGGCCACCGGGGAACACTCCCACCCGGCCGCGGCCCCGGATCCGGCCGGCCGGCAACCACCGGGATCGGCTCCCACCGGGTGAGCACCGGCCCGAGGTTGCCCTCCTCGGTGAAATCCGGGCGCCCTCCTCGCGCCGAGGTGCCAGTCGAGACCCGAGGCACCCGAGATCCCGGCGAGACCCTCCTCGAGCCTCTATCCATGTTGATCACAGAATGCCTCAAAACCTGCCTCACGGCCCCGAATTTCGACACCCAAGAAACGACGAAACCGCCCGACGCATTACAAGCCAGTTACAGCCCGATTCAAGGCATTTTGAAAACGGGTATATTTCGGGCCCCGGCCCTCGAGGTGAGCTCCCACCGGGTGACCCGCAACGCCGACAAAACGACCACCGGCTCGAGCTCCCACCCGGCACGACCCGCCGCGCCGACTCTCGACCTCCCACCGGTCACCGCAACGCCGACAAAACGACCTCTCGCCCGGTCACGGCCGGCCACCTGGCACCCGGCGACCCGCTCGTTGACCTCCGACTCCTCCCGGCGACCCTCGCAACTGCCCTCTCGCGGACCCTCCAACCTCCAAACCCGGGCCCTCGCCGCCTCTCCCTCGGCCTCCCGTGCCCTCCGACCCGGTCACGACCCGACACCCTCGACCTCCCACCCGGCGCCCTCTCGCGGCCTCCTATCGCCTCGCCGCCTCCCGGCGCTCTCGCGCCCTCTCCGGCGACCCACCGGCCAACCCGCGCCGACCGCGCCCTCACTCCCTCCCTCGCACGGCCTCCCACCCTGCCCGACAGCCGGCCACACAAGGGGGGTTTGTGGGAAAATATCGCGCACGCCGCGCGGGCCTGGCAGGGGCGGTGCCCCGGCGAGGTGCCCGGTTTCGATCGGAGTGGGGGGTGCATCGGAACACCGCGGCCTTGTTGGACTTCTGAAAACCCGGGTCTAGTGTTCCAATGTTTCCGCGGGGTTGCATCACAAGTCAACATAATATCTCTTACCGGACGTTCCGGCCGTCGGGGAAAGTGCAGGGTTTCGGGGGGTTGGGGGGAGTGCTCGAGGGGGGAGTCGCGCCTCGCGCGCCGCGGGGGAATTTGCCGGGGGGTCGGTGTGCGTTGGCACAGTGAGCGCGAAAGGTTGAGGGAGCGGTCGGGGGGTGTCGTGGGTGACACCGGGAGAGAGACGGTGTGCGTCGGTGGGAGAGTGCGGGTCGGTGGTAGGGTTGAGGGTTGTCGGTGGGTGGTACGGTGGGAGAGAGCGGTTGACCTTTCGACTTGCTCCTTGTGCTTGCTCTCCCTGTCGTGGCGCCGTTGGTTGTCGATTACTTTCTTTTGAGGGTGAGCGAGTCGGTGTGCTTGACTGCGTCGAGAAATCTATCGGTGAGCTCGAGTCTCTCTTGCCAACCGTTGTCGGGGTCGTTGAGCTTTGAGAGGTCGAGAGCGTTGAGGTCGAGTTGTTTTTCTATGTCCTCTCTTGCAATCCTTTCGTCGAGGAGGTCGAGGGAGTCGTCGTTGTCGGTTATGTTCCTTTGCACCTTGTCTCTCTGTTGTGCGGCGTCGTGACTTTTCGCCGCGGCAATGAGAGCGCGGGCGGTTGCTTTCCACTCCTCGAGCTCCTCCTTGAGAGTGCAGACGGGATCGGACTTGCGCCGGGGTTGGTCGAGTATCGGGCAGGGATACCAGCCGGGCCGGACGTTGACATATCGTTGAGTCGAGAGGTGCTCGCATTGTCCGCACGTCTCGGCCTTGACCTCTTGCCCGGCCGGCGCGAGAGCGCGGCCGTTGTTGGGATCTGTTTTGTCGGCGTTGCGGTCGGGCCCGGTCGTGCCCTGTCTTGTCGGCGTTGCGGTTGCGCCGGGCCAGTCAACGACGAGTGTGCCGTGCGGTACGGTCGTGACCTGTTTTGTCGGCGTTGCGTTCGCCGGTGGGAGCTCCTCGAGGAGAGCGTCGGCTTTCGAGAGTCTCTCCCTCAATTCGTCGTCGAGCTTTCGCCGGCCGTTGTAATAGGCGGCGAGCTCCCGGTATGCGAGCGCGGCGTCGAGTAGGTCGTTGATTATCGTGCCGGCGATCTCTCCGATTGACGGTTTCATGTCGTCGACTCCTTTCTCTCCTTTGGGAGCGCGCCGTCGATCCATGCGATCACCTCCCGGGTGCGTTCGTCTCCGAGGTGAGCTCCTCGCAATGCGAGCTCGTATCGGATCGCTCGGAGGGTCGCCTCGGGGTTGTCGCCTTTCCTTCCGTCGCAGTCGTTGCACGGCGGGCAACCTCTCTCGCCTCGAGCGTCGACGTCGCAATGCCAACCGCGGCCGACTCCGGTCAAGATCGCTCGCGGGCAATCGTAGGAGCATTGACGGGATCGAGTGCCGTTGCACTTCGGGCAAGTCACGACCGCCTCCTCTCCGACAAGATGCGTGCGCGGCGTCGGAGTTTTTCTTGAAAGCCGGCGAGCTTTCGAGTCGCCTCTCTCTCCTGTTGCTCGGCGTGCACGAGCTTTCGGATCAAGCGTTCCGTCTCCGCGCTGGATCCCACCGGCCGCGGTGCACGCTCGAGCACCCGGCCGATCCGGCAAGGCCAGCACATGCACGGGGTCACTCTCTCTTGAGCGTCGGCGATCGCCTCGTCGATCGACCCGACCTTGATCGGTCTCTCGCAGTTGACGCCCTCGGTGATACGCTCGAGCTCGGCGAGGAGGTGCTCGAGTCGTTGAGCATTGGTCAAGAGGATCATGATCGCCTCCTTGCGAGCTCCTTGCTCCGGTGTCGCCGGCGCCGGCGTTGCGGTCTCGGTGCGGAGAGCGTGATCACCTGTCGGATCCCGAGGTGCACCATGTTTCGAGCTTTCGCGATCCGCGCCTTGCACTTGTCCGCGGTCTCGGCCGTCTTGTGCTTGTGCGGACACATTGAGACGGATCCGATCCCGTCGACGCCGGAGAGCACGTCGCCGATCTTGTTCTGAACAAATACCGCCCAATATGCGCGCGGGTTGTACCTCGGCCGTTGTCTGCTCATGGTCTCCTCCTCGCGGCGAGGTCGCGGTGCTTGAGCGCGCCGTTGAGCCATTGCACAACCGCTTTCGTTGACTCCCACGGCTTGCCGGTGCGGGGATCGCATACAAGTCGCAACTCGGGATCGTGATCATGGAAAGACGGCACGCCCGCGATCGCGATCACCTTGTCGGCGCCCTCCTCGATCAAGGTCGACTCGTATGCGTTCCCGATCCGTCTCCGGCGCCAGTATCGACGTTTCATGGTTTCAACTCCCGTCGCAGTCGACCGCCTCTCCCTCGAGGAGGTCGCGCGATCTCGATCTGTTGTCGGATCAGACACGGCCAGCAAAGCGACTCTTGACTGATCAACTCGAGCGGTGTGCCCGACGGGTTGCACCGCTCGCCGTGCTTGCGTTCCGTCTCGCACGTGTCGCCGGCGAGATCAGTGAGCGCCTTGAGCAACTTGTCGAGTCTCTCGGTGTCGGTCACAACCCGCCCCGGTCGCGTCGAAAGCCCGGCCGGCGATAGAACTCCTTGCCGCACGTGCACGCGATCAGGAGGTATCCCTCCCGGCCGGGTGTGCGATCAAAGTGTGTGACCTCCTTGTGCGTTCGCCGACGGCCTAGTCGGTGAAAAAATCTCTTGAGCCTTGCTCCGATCATGGTTTCCTCCTTACCAGTCGTGATCGAACTTTCGATCGGCACCGCGATCCGCTTCGCGATCCTCGAGACGCGCGATCTTGTCTTTGAGCTCGAGGATCTCGAGCGCCTTGCGATCCCTCGCGCTCTCGGCGTCTTGCTTCGCGCGTCGAGCGTCGCGGAGCGCGGTCATGTACTCGTTGACTTGTGCCTTGCGCCTCTCGAGCTCCTCCTTGAGGTCTTTGACCTTGACGTCGACCTCGAGGATCCTTTCATACAGGCGATCGCGTTCCTTTTCCATGCGGAGCGCCTCGGCGCGATACTTGTCACGATCGGCGAGCGCGAGTCGGTGCGCCTCCTCGAGTCGGTTGACCTTGTTGCGGTAGAGATCCCGCTCGCGCTCGAGCGTCTCATACGTCGTCGTCGGCATTGCCGTCTCCTTGCTTGTCGTCGGCGAGTTGTATGTTGAGCTTGATCTTGTCGACCGGATGTTTCAACGCGATCGGGATCTCCTTTCGCGTTGGGAGGCGCCCTTGCTTCGCGAGGATCGTTGGCACCTCCTCGCATACCTTGATCGCGTTGTCGGGATCGACAGGCTCGTTGATATTGATCGTGGTCTCCTGATCTCGCTTGTCGTGGAACGCATTGATCCTCGAGGTCGTGCACCATGAATGATGATCGATCCCGTCGACGCCCTCCCATGCACCGCACGACTCGCAACAAAGAAATTGACCGCCGCACTCTGGACACTCGCCGCCGCGGACACAAGTCATGGTCCCGGCCTCAACGTCAACCGAGTCGACGAGGAGCTCGAGCACCGCGGAACACTTCGGACAGTTTTTCAACGGGAGATCGCTCAACCGATCCTCCCCGGGTGGTACGTCCTCCTCGGGCAAGTAGTGATCGCCGCCCGGGATCCGATTAGAGCACCCGGTGCACAGATAGTGCCCGTCGGCCTCACAGTCGGCAAGCGGGTGTCGGGCGCCGGGCTTGTACTCGGTGCACGGGT